CTAATAGTAGGATATACACTACTAAAGAAATCATCTGCTAAATGGTTGGCAACGAACGCAAATTCGTCTAAGAATATGATGTTGAATGACATACCTCGAACAGCTGATGCAGAGGTAGATGCGGCAATGATCTTGGATTTGTTTTCCAATTCCATAGATCCCTTGTTCCATGCAATGATACCCTGTTGCATCCACTTGGGTAAGTTCTCGTATGCAATCTGCAATCTACCAAGTAGATCTCTTGCAGTCTGAGCCTTGTTTGCAAGGATACCTATTGTGACACTATCGTTGAAGATGGCGTAGTGTAAAAGATATGATACCACAGTCGTTGACTTACCTGACTGTCGAGGCATCTTACATATATTGAATCTATTATTATGAAAATTATTAACTAACTTTTCTTGGAAGTCATACATCTTGAATGGTACTAGACCTTCATCCAAGTTGATGATCTTCACATATTTCATTGCAAAATATACAGGATCATTGGCACACTTTAAAAACTCAGTAACTTGTTTCTTAGTAAAGTTCTGAGCAACGTTTGCTTTTTTTAGATTAGGATTTCCAAGGTATTGTTCATGCTGTATCATAATCTATCAGGGGTCGATTACTAATAATGGTTTTGTTGGGTCTTTCTCACTAGGCATAAAGTATATAACTTTACCACTAGGATATACTTTGTCTAATTCATACTGAACATTCTTCTTCAATGGTCTTGCTCTTTGAGGAAAGAACATTTGGATCATCTTTGTTTGTCCTCTGAATACAAAGGTAATAGTATAAGTCGCACCATACTTATTCAGTCTTTGCCAATTTTCTTCTCTTAGTGTTTTAAATCTTTTCATTCTTGTTCTCCTTCATAGACTTTTTAAGCATTTTTTGTAGTTCAGATGTGCTTCCAACAAACAAAGAATTGTTGGTAACATTAGTCTGTGCCTTTGGCCCATCCTCATCTATATCTTTCATTTTCTTTTGTAGATCTATGAGTTTGTCTGCTGTATCTGCAACGTGTTTGATAAGTTGTCCAGCAACCTCATATGCTCTTGCAGAATCTGATTGTTGTGCAACATCTAAGGCACCATCAACTGCTTCCTGTCCTTTCTCAACTAGAGAATATAATTGAGCTCTACTATAGTTATAATCTGTTTCAATATCAGGCCCTTTGGATTTCTTTAAATCCTTTGCACTAGTCCTAGTTGGTTTACTGACAGGTTCTTTCTTCATGATCTCAGCTCCTCTATCAGTAATTTCTAGAGCTTCATCTATTTCATCAAATGTTTCGTCTTCAATCATACTTCACCTCCCTCACAGTCTAATCCATACTTTTTCCCAAAGTCATAATACAATTCAATAATTTCCTGTCTATCTTCTTTACTAAGGTCAGGGTAGACTTTAGCACGCTCGACAAGAGTGTTTATATCTGTGCATGATACTGTAACCATAGTAGTAACAGCTGTTGATGCAGCAATTAAAGTTTCAATCATAAGTCAGAGTCCCTCCCTTGACTACTACTGTAAATAGATCCATCGGCATAATCAGTTCTAGTTTCACCGAATCCAAAGTCATCACCTTCAATAACTTGTACATCATCCTGTACATTGATTACATTGATTGGCACATTGATGTCATGTGGTTTGATCACACTGGTATACACACCTCTCTGGACTTTGATTCTGTTTCCAGTAATAGATCTAATCAACATCTTCTCCTCATCTATCTGTATGTAATCACCTTTCCTTAATGACACTGCACTATTGACATCAAATTCTGTCCTTACTGTATCTATAGTTTCATTAGTTGCTGCGGTGGCATCACTAGTGTAATCTTTGACAGCAGCTGGTACAACCGTGTATCTCTGTTGTCTAGGTGCAGTCTTAGTATTTGTAGTGTCTGAGTAGTAGTCTGTTTGTACTTTCTTGATAAGACCTTCACTACTATTATTGATTGGGCCAAATAGATATGTCTTACAGGTGAAGTTCAATGTATATGTTAATGCTCTTCTCTGTAGAAAATCATCTTCGTATGAATCTTCCATCTGGATTCCTTCCAGTGTAATTGGCATATCTCTTTTCTCTCCTATTATATCGACTAGATCAATTGTAAGATTAAATGCTGGTTGGAAATATGGTAGTATCTGTTCTAATATTTGTATAGCGTCTTCGTTCAACTTAGCTAAAATACTAAGTTGCATATTGATATTATATGGAACAGGCATAAATGCCTTGACCATCTTATTAGTCTTCTTATTTACAGACTTGAAAGTCTGCATTGTAGAAACTTTTCTTGTGGCATCATAAGTCATACCCATGACTTCAAAAGACATTCTGGGTAAACTTAGTGTGGTTGCAACACCATCTTGGTAGTCTCTACTTTGAGATATTCTTGCTAAAAATTTCGATTGTGGGCCATAAGATATAGGAACTTTTACAACACTGACTGTCTTACCAGACTTATCTTTGTGTTGTACTTCAAGATTATTAAAGAGGGTTCCGAAAGACACGATTGTCTTACGAATTATCTCATGGTAGAAATGATTGGTTAACATAATATTACCACCTTATAATAGTATTTAGAACTCACCGAATGGATTTCTTTCAGAGAAGTCTAGGATCTCGTCTGCCTCTGTCTCTATTTCATCGTTACCAGCATAAGGTATATCGAATTCAGAATCTACAGAAAGTATTCTGTAACTTGCAGCTGCACCAACAATTACCTCTCCTACAGAGAAGTCACCACTAGGTATTGAAACCTTAAGAATGTTATCTGCTGTATTCCAACTAGCAACGTATGCACTAGTGCCACTAGATACACCCTTAACTATTTCATCTCTCTCAAATTCTCCGAAGGAATTAGATGTAACAGAAGATATAGCAACAGTTGCAGATGTAGAAGTATAACCAGCACCAGCATTACTGTATCTGATTTGGGTAACAGTGCCAGCGGAACTTACTACTGCCTCTGCTTGTGCGTTCATCAGTAGAGGTTCAGTTTCGTTTGACTGTTGTATGTATACAGATGTAATTCCAACTGTAGGTGTAAAGGTGTAACCAAGTCCACCAGTTGTAATTCCAATAGGGCCTAACACTGCTTCTGAAATGACAGCAGTTGCAATCGCAGTAGATACAGGAGAACCACCAGTAAATACAACTTGTGGTGGAGTGGTGTATCCTGTGCCTGGATTGATTAGTAGTATTCTGTCAACAGATTGATTTGGAACACCAGATCTACTTGTCATAATTGCAACAGCAGTTGCCTGAGTTCCTGTAGATGGTGACTCTATAGTCATGATAGGAGGTGAAGTATATCCCCATCCTTCATAGTTGACAGTCAATCCTGTTATAGTTCCAGTGGCATCAGTTGTTGCAACGACTTGTGGTTGTTCATTATCCATCTTACGGATAAATGTAGCATTAGTATTTGTAACAACATCAGTTTCTTGAGATGTCTCTGAACTCGGAACTTGTGTTGCACTGTTATTACTTGTAGCATTATCGCCAGTCAAGTTAATAGTCAAGTGATCTAAGAATCCCTCAAATGATGCAGTCTGAGATGGAATGAAACCTTGTCCTGAAGCATCAGCACCTAGCTTCAGGTTATCACCAGCAAAGAACATAATTGGGTTTGCTGTGTTAAGACTGTTACTTACAGTTCCATTTACAGATATAGTTGCATCAGTATTATATTGTTCTACTCTAATAAAGTTCCATGCATTTAAAGTAAGTTGTGTAGTATTCTCAATAGATCCAGAACCAGAAGCAAACACTATGTTACCTGTCTCTCTGTAGTATATCTTGAATCTATCAGTCCACATGACTGTTCCGCCATTGACTGCTGGATCAAACTTGGTAGGATATAACCAGAAACTTAGTGACAGTCTACCATTACCACTATCTCTAGAATCCACATTAGTTGTAAAGTGGAAGTTAGCACCAATAACCTCTGATATTGTGGTGTGATGTAGTGAGTTATTACCAAACTTAATCTGAGATGATGTGGTTAGATTAGGTGGTGTGAAACTTATAGAAGGCACACTTAGGTAATTAGATCCACCACTCGTTAGAGTTACAGCATCAATACCACCCTCAGCAACAGTCACAGTTCCAGATGCCTGATTACCTTGTGTCGGTTTATGTATTGTTACTGTTGGCGTTCCTCTAT